CCCTTGTTCATACTGAGCTGGGGTATAACATCAGTCCTTCTCTTGATAAACTCAGGAAGGCAACTATCAATTGGGTAATGCAACCACTGTCTGCATCTAACCCTGACAAATATCTGAACAAAAAATTTTGGCTGGATTGTAGCGACCGCCTGATGTATGAAGGCAAAGCTCCTGAGCTTGCTGCCACCAGAGCTAGCCGAGTCCCAGCGTTCTTTGAACATGCAAATACAGACCTCCCACAGTACGCTTAACATTGGCCTTACTGTGGAACGGTTGTTGGAAGAGCTGGAGGATATGTTTCCTCCATCTCAACCGACACCTGAGACACCCATCAATCAAATTATGTACCGCTCCGGTCAACGGAGCATTGTTGACTTTATCAAATCTCGTATTGAGGAGAACTAATTATGTGCGGAGGAGGAGGAGAGCGTCGTGCTCGCAAGAGGGCAGAAAAACGAGCCAGACGTGCTAGGCAAGAAGCAAGGCGCAGAGAAAAGGAAGCTATTGCGCGGGCAGAACGTCAGGCAGAGAGGTTGCTAGAACAGCAGAAGAAGTCTTATGAGGCTATGGAAAAAATGATTCCAGAAGCCCCTGAAACGCCAAAATATCGTGAGGCTTCTACCACTACTGAACGTGTGGATACTGATGAAAACGAAACAGCCGTAAGGCGTCGTCGGCCACGGCAGAGGAGGGAGCGTCGTGGACGCAGAAGTCTTCTTATCGGACTTACCTCTGGTACACGCGGTGGCGGCACTGGTCCCAATATCAATTAAATAAATGACTGCAAGAAAAAGGTACGATGCATTATCTAGTGGCCGTTCCGAGTTTCTAAACGTTGCAGTTCGGTGTTCAAAACTTACCCTTCCTTATCTCATTCGTGAAGATCAGGGCCTAACTACACACGAAAAACTGATTACACCTTGGCAATCAGTTGGAGCTAAAGCGGTTGTGACGCTGAGTTCAAAGCTTATGCTTGCTCTTCTGCCACCACAGACTACATTCTTTAAACTTCAAGTTCGTGATGACAAACTAGGTACTGAACTTCCGGCAGAAATTAAATCAGAACTCGATCTAAGTTTTGCAAAGATTGAACGCATGGTAATGGATTCCATTGCTGCGTCTACTGATCGCGTTACCATTCACCAAGCTATCAAGCATTTGGTGGTCGGTGGTAACGCACTTCTGTTTATGGACAAGGATAACATTAAGCATTACCCACTGAACAGATACGTTGTAGATCGAGATGGAAGTGGCAATGTTATTGAGATCGTTACCAAAGAACTGATCAACAAAAAGCTTTTGCCTGGCGCTCTTCAACAGCAATTAGGTTCAAAACTAAATGATGTAAACAACAACACGAGTAGCATCAACAGTGAAGACATTGAGATCTTCACTCACTGTCGCCGTGAAAATAATAGAATGGTCTGGCACCAAGAGGTGTTCGACATGGTCATCCCTGGCAGTCAAGGTAAAGCACCTTTGTCTGCTAATCCTTGGATCGTAATGCGCTTTGCAACGGTCGATGGTGAAAATTACGGTAGGGGTAGAGTAGAGGAATTTCTTGGTGATCTTCGCTCTCTCGAAGCATTGTCTCAGGCACTTGTAGAAGGTAGCGCGGCTGCTGCGAAGGTTGTATTCCTCGTCAGTCCGTCCTCTACAACCAAGCCACAGACAATTGCCGCTGCAGGTAATGGAGCTATCGTACAAGGTAGACCTGATGATGTGTCTGTTATTCAGGTAGGCAAGACTGCTGACTTCGGTACTGCTTCCAACATGGCAAATGTCCTGGAACGTCGTATTGCTGAGGGCTTTATGCAACTCAACATCCGACAGTCAGAACGCACAACTGCGGAAGAGGTTCGACTGACACAGCTCGAACTGGAGCAAAGCCTTGGTGGCTTGTTCTCCCTGCTGACTGTTGAGTTCCTTGTGCCTTACCTAAACCGTAAGCTCATGGTATTGCAACGCAGTGGTGAGCTGCCAAAGATTCCAAAAGACCTTGTCAATCCGACCATCGTTGCTGGTATCAATGCACTAGGTCGCGGCCAAGACCGTGAGTCGTTGACAGCATTTATCACAACGATTGCACAGACCATTGGCCCTGAGGCAATGTTGACCTACATCAACCCAGAAGAAGCAATCAAACGTTTGGCTGCTGCACAAGGTATTGATGTGCTCAACCTTGTTAAAGGTATGGAGCAACAAGAGGAAGAGGCTGAACAAGCAGCAGAGGCACAGGAAGAGCAGATGATGACACAACAGATGGGTCAGATGCTTAAGTCTCCAATCCTTGATCCAACAAAAAACCCCAACGCACCCCAAGTTATTAACAATGCGATGGGTCAAGAAATTGTACCACCAATTGACCAACCACCCCAGCAACAATAATGGCCGAAATTCTAACCTACGATCCCAGTGACGATCCTCAAGCAGTACAGTCGGCAGAAGCACGTGATGCTGAAAGCCTTGCTGTAGCTGAGCAACTTGAACGTGAGCAAAATGAATTGCTTGCAGGTAAGTACAAAGACGCACAAGAACTTGAGAAAGCATACCTGGAACTACAAAGCAAACTTGGCGGTGACAGCAATGAACAAGCTGACCAAGGCGAAGAAGTAGAAGAGGAATTTGAACCGGGTTCTAACGAAGCTGTAGAGTTTTTTGAAGCACTCAACGAAGAGTATGATGAAAACGGTGGGTTGTCTGAAGAATCTATGGAAGCTCTAAAAGAAATGTCTTCTGAAGAGCTTGTCGATGCATACTTTCAGATGCAAGACCGACTTGGTTCCGAACCACAAGGTGTAGATCTAAGTGATGCTGATGTGTCAGCTATCCAGCAAAGCGTTGGTGGTGCTGATAACTACAACGCTCTTGTGTCTTGGGCAGCAGAGAACTTTGATCAATCTGAGATCGAAGCGTTTGATGGTGTTGTTGAATCAGGCAATGTAGGTGCAATTAACCTTGCACTGCAAGCCCTTTATTATCGATACACAGAAGCCGAGGGTATGGAGGGGCAACTTCTACAAGGCAAGGCTGCGGCACCCGCCAATGGGTTCCGTAGTCAGGCTGAGGTTGTCCGTGCCATGCAAGACCCACGGTACGATCGTGACCCTGCATACCGTGCAGAGGTCATGCAACGACTAGAACAATCTGATCTTGATTTTTAACCATGCCTTACGGACCTGGAACATACGGATCAAAAGTAGGACGACCTCCTGCTAAGAAAAAGAAAATGAAAAAGCTGTCACCAAAGCAAAAAAAGATTGCTGGCATGGCAGGTAACAAGCTTAAAATCGAAGCCAGTGACTTGTCAGCACTTCGCCGTCGTCGGGGAATGATGTGATGGCACACAAAGGCAAAGGCTCTTGCGGAGGCAAGAAAGGTGGCAAAGGCTACAAAAAGTAGTACCCGTTCAGTCAGTCTCAAGATTGGCGAACACAAATCGCGGACTGGCGGTCTCACCGCAAAGGGTCGGCGTAAATACAACATGGAAATGCTAATGAACCGCAAACGAGTTGATCAGAAAGCCTTCCACAGCAATTTTGTTTCGCAGTCCTTTGACATTGGCCCAGGCCACAGAGGTGCACAAAAGAAACAAAAGATTTACAACAAAGGTAAAAGTACAAATAACCCGCACGAGAAAGAAACTTTTCTTAAGCGGACTGGACCACAGCTACCTCTTGCTAAAAAGAAATCCAAAAAGACTTATGGCTAGACGAGGATTGTACGCTAACATTAACGCTCGCAAAGCGGCTGGAACTTCTCGTTCCAAAAAAAATACGACTATCAGCCCCAAAGCTTACGCAAACATGAAGGCTGGTTTCCCAAAATCAAAAGCTAAAAAGAAAAAAACTGCTTAATCATGTTCGGTAATCACGCCTTCCTAGCACGCAGGATGCAGCTTCGGAATCAAATCACTAACGCTGCAAGGAAAGGCAATACTGCACAAGAAAAGAAGCTGCGCGATGAGTTGAAGAAACTAAACCTTAAGATCAAAAAGAAATAATGAGACACTGACTAGACTTCAGCCGTACGTTCATCCCTTTTGGGACGCAGGCATCTTACTCATGGAACGGGGGGTAAGGTATTTGGAGTTCATCATGTCTCAAACTGCACAGAAAAAAGAAGTCGTCCTGACCTATCGGGGCGTTGCTTACGTTGTCAAGCGCAATGTCGCATCAAAGTAACAAAGCAAAAGCGTCCGTAACTTATTACGGACCAATCAATACACAAAAACAGGCAGAGAAAAAGGCCAAGACTAAAAAGTCCTGACCTCAGCTCTCCCCTCACATATACACTAACGAGCTTTCCACAATTGTAAAGCCCGAAGGACGGTTTAAGGAGTGGATGACCGGAAAGCATCCACGCCTGTGGGGTAGGCACCTCAGTGTAGGACCTGCCCTGCCTTGGCTTTTGGCCCGTACGCGGATACCCATTAGCCGTCTAGACGGTGGGATAGACCACAAAAATTGCTACAAAATTTTCCTAAAGCTTTAGGAGTTAGATAATACTTATTACTCCTTAAAATGGCACATCAATCTTCTGACTTGACCTCTAGCCTTACACGGCCAGGTCAAGCTAACTCTACGGGCGATGCCCGTGCCCTGTATCTCAAGCTGTTTAGCGGTGAGATGTTCAAAGGGTTCCAATACAATGCGATCGCTCGTGACCTGGTCATGAAGCGCACGCTCAAGAATGGCAAGTCCATGCAGTTCATCTACACTGGACGGACCACGGCTGAGTTCCATACCCCCGGCAACGCAATCCTCGGTAACTCCGACGGTGCACCTCCGGTGGCTGAGAAGACCATCACGGTTGACGATCTGCTGATCAGCTCGGCTTTCGTGTATGATCTTGACGAAACTCTGGCTCACTACGAACTGCGCGGCGAGATCTCTAAGAAGATCGGCTACGCACTTGCCCAGAAATATGACCGTCTGATCTTCCGTGCTATCACTCGTGGTGCACGTGCTGCTTCCCCAATCACCAAGACTAACTTTGTTGAGCCGGGTGGCACCCAGATCCGTGTTGGCGCTACTGCCAATGCTTCTGACGCTTACGATGCTCAAAAACTGACCACCGCCTTCTTCGATGCCGCAGCTGCACTCGACGAGAAGGGTGTGTCTCAAGAGGGACGTGTGGGTGTCTTGAACCCCCGTCAATACTATGCACTGATCCAGGAAGTTGGCAACAACGGACTGATCAACCGTGACGAGCAAGGCGATGGCCTGCAGTCCGGTCAGGGCATTGTGGAGATTGCTGGTATCAAGATCTACAAGTCCATGAACATTCCGTTCTTCAGCAACTACGG